GTTTCTCCAGTAAGTTAAATATGCCCGAAATTGATAATCTAGTCATGTATTTATTAATGGGTAATGGTATATTAATATTGCTATTTTGTGTAGAGGTATAGGGTTTATATTTAAAAAAAATAAAAAAAATGTGACTAAACACCGTTCATTGTGTGATTAACATATAATGTTAATGTGTCTGTATTGGTTTTATGGAAGCTAGATGGACTGCTAAAATTCCAATGAGTGAGTATTTTTACACCGTCTGCTAGAGTTGCTGCCTTATCGACAATACAACCACCTGTGATTGCGTTGCCTGAACTGGTATCAATTTGTGAGGTAGTCCAACTAAATTTATATGTAACTACGTCAGTTCCTGAACCTGTGTTGTCTGCATCTCCATCATTTGTCTTTGGGTAAGCTGATGTACAGTCTTTTTGTGCTCCTGTAGTGACTATAGGAGTTAATACTTCTCCATAATCATCTGCTTTTGCTAATGTATCTGCACTTGATGGATTGTTTAATACACAAGTTGCTCCTGCTCCTGCTGCTACTGCTCTAAAATCTTCATTGGCTGATGGGGTTTCTGATGCACCTAATTTGGCGTAATAGATATCTCCATCATTAGTTACTATATTAGAACCATAAAACCATTGTTTTTTACCACTTGCTGTTGTTTTTACAACACAAATGTTGTTTTTAGGATCGATTGAACTTGGGAGTTCATATTGTGATCCTTCTACTAATGTAACCATACTGATATTTAAATAGTTGTATATTTAAAGATTATTATGGTTGTGTTTTAGATATGTTTGAACGTAGTTCGTGTAATGCCCCACCTAGAGCACTGTCTATATCAAATGAGTCTAATGAATGATCACCTAGATTAATTTCAGTTATACCTTCTGGGTAATAATATATAATACTTCTGATCGCTATGTTTAATGGTGTATCTGTTGTTCCAGCATCATGTTTGTCATCTATAACTTTGACTTTATAATTCTCTCTTACATGATTAACTAAAGTTGGAACTCTTATAGATACTCTTCTGTTTAATGTGTCAAATTTTGCTAAATATCTACTAACAAACTGAGGTAAATTCATACTACCCCCTGCTCGTACTATTTGAGGTAAATACAACGTTTTAGATATTCTCCCCAATATTGATATATCTCCACTAGACTGTGTCCATAAAGCATTAGTATCATAAATATTTTCATATGTATATTCTATAGTATATGAACCAGATGTGTTTGCTGTTGAACCTAATATAATCTTTTTATTATCCACCTCAATTTTAAATTGGGTGTTTGTTGTTGGTGATGCATCCCATAATAGTTCACCATCTATTGAATGTGTTATTTTCACATCCAGTGGTTTGCGTTGTAATACCACTTCTGTATGTGTAGATGAATCAAAGTCAAGATAAAATTTAATCTGTTCTCTTTTATACTCTTCAATTTTTGATATAGCTGTCACATGTGTGGTAGTTGAAGTATCATCATATCCTAAATTAAACACATTTATTACACCTTCTTTAAATGTTATAGGTGAATATGTATTACTAGATGTTCCACCAGAATAATAATCTATATCATCATCTTCTAACCGTAACACTTTTCTCGCATCCACACTAAATGATGAATCGCCTGTGCCATTTATAGTTAAAATAACAACGTTTTCATATAATGTACCTCTTGCAGTATATTCAACATAATCTTTACCACTTCCTGTTATATTACCGTGCACATCAACAACTTTTATTCCAGTATCCATTACTGATAATAAATCTATTAGTATTTCAAACCCATTTTTGTTTAAATAATTATTTTTATTTATATCAGAATCAGATGTAGTCCAAGTTATAGTAGAGTCGTCTGTGTTAATTTCACTATCATGTAACACCTTAGCAAAACTCTTACAATGAACTACTTTATGTGTTGGTTTTTCATCTATCTTCCATACTGTCCCACCAAACTTCATAGTATTTGGTTGCCTTCGTGTTTGTCTTAGAGTGATATAATCATTATCTGTTAAATATGAACCTGAGTATATTTTACATTGTGCTATATATCCATTCCATATATTACCTCCACTTTTATCTGCCCCTAAGTATAAATATGTGCTACCTGTTGCTATATCCCCTGATATAGTTTCAGTATCTTCTATTGTTCCATCAACCATTAGAGTAACAAGATCATTTTCATCTCTTTTTAGACTTATAAAATGATATCCAGATGAATTACGTGTATTTGGGGATATTATATTAATAGGTGTTGATGCTTCTAATGTATAAGTTGTTCCTCCTTTAATTATAGTTGCTTTAATATGTGTTTCTGATGGACTGCCAGTAACTGTTGTATGTTCTATTTCTATAGAGTTATTGGAATCACCTTTACCAAAACAATAACTTGCGTTATTTTGTTGATACCAATCTGCTTTATTCACCCATAAAATAATATCAAATTGTGCTGAAAAATCTAAATGATTATCATTAGATATCTTTACTGCTTTAGTTGCAGTAGTTAATCGTATAACTCTTCCGTCACATCCTTTCTCATATGTAGCATCTGTTTCATCAGCAGTTGTTTCCAGACCGTCCAAATCATATCCACTTTCGTCTCTTGTGTTGTCAGAGAAATTCCAAACCCCTACAAGATATTTAATGTTTGTGGGGTCTTGTAAATATGTTATTGAATCACCTTTAGTTACTGGTACTGCCCTTGAAAACGTAAATGTTGATGAGTCTATTGCTCTTGTACCATTTCTTTCTACTCTTGCTGAAATTAACTCTCTAGGTTTATTGTTTATGTAACATCTTACACCCATTTGTATCACCTATGGAAATGCAACCACAACAGTATCTGATTTCATTCCTGAACCTGCATCATTAACAGCAGTTATGTAAAAATAATATGTTGTAGTAGATGTTAATCCTGTTACTTCAAATTCTTTATAAGATGTATCACCAGAAACTGCCCCGTCAAGCCCACTATCTGTAAGTTCATTAGTTAAGAGAAATTTAGAGCCTGTTGGAGATTTTCTATAAACTCTATATTTAACAATGGATGTTGCTGTGTCTGTTGGTGAAGTCCATCTTAATCTTATACTTGTCTTAGGTGTATCACTTGTTAAACCAGTAGAACCGACTTGTGATGCTGATACATTCCTTGGTTCACTTGGTGTATCACCGTCATACATTGATATGACATTACCCAATATAAAATTAATAATCCCTGTCCAAATTACAGGTGAATCACCTGTTATACTAAATGATATTCTATTTATAAATCCTTCACGTAAATCCATGTCAGGGAACTTTAAAAAATATCTATCGTTTATACTGAATCCTTGAAATGAACTTAAAAGATAACTAACAATTTCTCCAGATTCTGTATATTCACTCAATGGCGACCAATTAAAAGTTGGATTTGGTGTCGTGCCATCTGCATCAGATGTTATCTGACCTGTGGTCAAAACCTCATCTATGGTTTTAATTAAATCAGTTGAGATAGTATTAACTTTCCATGATATTGAAGATGTTTCAGTATTACCTTCCATTTTTACTAAAACATTTTCACTTGCATGTTCTTGTGGTAAAGCCATTGGTGAAACTGGTTGATCCATAGTTATATTAACATTTTCTAAATTTGATATTTCATATCTTATTGTTCTGTTTTCAGAGAATGTTGTAGTTTTATAAAGATATATTGAACCCATTAGATTCTACCTCTTCTAGTATTTGCTTCTTGTACCACAGATAATATAGTACTTCTTAAAGCATTTAAGTCTTGTTGGGATGCTGACATGTTTTGTATATTAATTGTAATATTAGATCCTCCCTTTCCCATTTTATTTAATGGTATCACTGCTTCTTTACCTGCCTCTCCCATCATATATCCTTTACCAGTTCGTAATCCTCTTCCTAATATAGGTTCATCTATAATTCCACCGCTAGCCATATAATCCATCCAGTCAATTTTACCGTCTCCATTTCTATCTTCTAAACCGATACCTCCTGTTTTTCCTCTTACATTATCTCCTCCAGTGTTCATAGATGAATATGAATTATTTATTACCTCTTGTTTTTCTGCATATGTCATTGTTTCTTCTACTTTTGTAAACATTCCAGCGTTACCTTCAGCGTGTTTTTTATTTTTCTCGTTTGTTGCTTCCATTTTAGCCCGTATTGCTTTTTCAGCATCTGACATATCTCTTTCAGGAACATCTACTGTTTTTGACTTTTCAATTAAACCTTGAGCCCATTCTGTTAAATCATCAAATGTGTCTGTTACTTCATATACTTTATTTTTATTTGCTTCTAAGTTTGCATTAAGATCTACAAGTGTTGGATTTAACTCTTCCCATCTTTTTTTCATTGATTCTGCCGATTCTATTAATATTGCGTTAGGGTCATTAGATTCATCGAATAATGCTTTATCTGTGTATATATTTATTAGGTCAGTTTTTACATCTCCTCCAACTTCAGCATACCCTAGAGGAGGTATAATTTTAAAGAGATTACCTAGATCAATTCTAAATCCTAATAATTCCTCTATACTATTTTCTAAAGCAAAAGTAAAATTATCTAATGTAACAACAACATCTTTTCCTGTATAATCAATTTCAGGAGTTATGACATCCTCTAAGGCACTACCTTCTCCTCGATTTGGTCTATTTGTTCTTACATTGGCATCTCCTCCTAAAATCTTTGCTACTAAATCTCCAAGGTCAGTTCCTAATTGCATCATTATAGGATACATCTTAGTGTACCAAGGTATTATGAATTTCCTTAACATCATAACCATTATTGGTCTCATTACAAATCCAAAGAAATCCCCTATAGGTCTAAGTACCATCATAATACCAAACTTCCAAAGTTTTAACATTTGTTGTAACATTGGAGATGCTTCTATAGCCATTTGAACTCCTTTCATTACTGCTGTTGCACCTAACCCTGCTGCTCCACCACCAATTACACCTGCTGCTAATTTACCATGACCTTGAAAGAATTTATCCCATGTAGACCCTGTCCCAAAATATTTATCAAACATTGTAAATAATGGCATTAATGGACTTTCACCTGCACCTTCTTTAGTTAATCTATTATATGCTATATTCTCATCTTTATTAAAAACTCTTCCAGATTTTTTTAATTGTTCAAGTCCTGATAATTCAGATGCACCTCCTATCATACTGCTTTGCCTTCCTATCATTTGCATAAATCCCATCACATTACCGTGTTGTCTTGATGAAGTTCTTAAAAATTGTCTTTCCAATAAATTAGCATGTGATAATTCTATTCTATTTTTTTGTTGAAGATGTTTCATTGTATTAACTATTTCCCTATCAGATTGTGTTTTTGACATCTTTGCTTGTTTTTCAGTAGATTCTTCATTTTTCTTATTCTGTTTATCTGCTTTATTATATGCTTCATCATATGCTTTATTTGTTTTTTTAGCAGATTCTTCTGTTCTTGAATTTATATCTTTCATTATTTTACTTATATTCTTAGAAACTTGTGTAAGTAATTTGGTAGCTTTGGTAAGTTCTTCTAAAATTCCACTATCAAATTCATCTGTCATATAAATCTTATCCCTTACGTCTATTTAAATTTATTCGATTTTTACGATCTACCTCTTTATTTTCATTAATAAGCATGTTTAGGTACGAAGTAGACTGACTGTCTACTTGTGTTTTCGTCCAGTGGAACTCTTTGGCGAAGTAGTAATAGATGCTGTCGAGGTATCTACTTCTGTTCCCACGAACGTCCCCACCCACTCTTCCAAATATTTCATTAAAGGGTAGTCTTTCATGACCTCCATCATGATCTTTTGTGCTACACTAGCTTTAAGGTTTCTAATCTCTGCTATTTCTTTTAGAGGGAAAGGTGCTTTTGTGATTACGGCTGTTAATATTAGTTGTCTATATAAAGGAATATTAACTATTGGTTTATTAACTTCTTTTAAATCAAGACATTTATTTAATATGTTTTCAAGATCACCAAATAAAATATCATCATCATATTCTATTGTTTCTTTAGAATCTTTCCAATCTATTTGAAATGATTTAATGGTCAATATAAATGTTTCATTTGACTAATATAAAAGCCTTATGCTTACTCTTCTGCTGAGGTTGTGTTTGTTGCTACTACACTGATTGTTTTAACTTGCCAATTAATTTCTTCAAATATAGGTTCTACTGGTTCAATTCCACTGATTGCTTGATCTGTTATTGATAATCCAGCACATGTAATTTCAATCTTTTGATTAGTGTTATTTTCAATAAATGTTAATTTGAATTCTGGTGAACCTCCTACTGTTTCCTGATAGGTGGTAGAAGTATCTGCTTTGATTTGTGCAAGTAATTTTTCTAATAGGTCTTTATTAATTAAAGATGCTCTGAATGAGCCAGTTATATCTAACACTCTTCTAAATGAATTAACTGCTGAATGTGATCCTAATCCGTATAATAGTTCGCTGTTTTGTGCTATACTTAAATTAACATCTTGGCATTGTGCGACTAGATTTCCACCAAAAGTTAATTCTGCATGTGCAAAAGTATAAGGAAATTCTTCGTTAGGTAATGTTGGTGCTACATGAGTTCCAGTCAATGCTGTTGATGGTGCTACTTCTTGTCCATAAGTAATATCAGCAGTACATTCTACAAGTCCACCAACTGCTGCTGAAATGGATAGATTATTTACTAATCCTCCTTTTAATGTCCTTACTATATCTGCTGATGCTCCGTCAAACCCAACTTCCATTTTAATTGTTCTTGGTGTTTTAAGGTTGGCTGCTGTATTATAAGTATGAGTATAAGGTGAAGCTCCTGCTGAAGTTGGTGATCCTAAAAGTGCTCCGAAAATCCAAGGGTTTGAAAGTGTGAATCCCATTGATGCTGTTCCTTGTTGTTGACCGTATGCAAAAGCGTGTATAGTATTTTTATTTAATTGTGCTAAATTAACTCTGTTATTTGTTAATGATAAACTGGTTAATCTATCCTGTAGACCAAATTTTTTATTTGGAGTTCCACCAGATCCATAACTGTTTAATGTTTCAAAGTCATACTTTACATATGCATGAGCACCAGTTCGAACCATGAATTTATATTATACCTATGACTTATAAAGTTTATCTATGGATTTAATTTTCTATATCTCACAGTTATATTATGACGATAAATATTCCTATATAAATCATTGTTATTTGACGATGATATAATCATAAGGTCAACGTATGTAGAACCTCTTATATTTGATTTTATTATAGAAAATACTTCATTTACTACGTTTTGATTATGCTCTATATTTTGAAATGTATGTACTTGTAAATTAATAAAAACTTCGTGGAGAAAATCTTCTCCATGTAAACCAAAGTATTGTGTATTTTCAGTTGTAGGTGATATAAGTATAAAATCACGCCTGTCGTCCATAAAACCTGTAGATCTCTCTTCCCATACAAATGTTATATCTGGTGTAGTTGAATTACTCCATTTATCATTTAAAAGGGTTTTAAGTTCAGTCGCAGAATCATATATTGTAGAGCCAGCCATGATATAATATATAATATATAGTTATTAAGTTTGTCTTCTGCTTCGTGTATCTCTTCTTTTCATATTTGCTCCTAGTTTTCTGTTATCTGTTCTCCATACTTCATATTCTTTTGTTCTTTTAGTTGTATATTTAGTTCTATTTTTACTCATTCTCTTGTATTTTCTAGCATGACTTATTGGTGTTTTTTTTCCTGCACTTTGAATTACATTATTATTATTAAATCTTGATCTTTTTGAAGGTATATGGTTTTTTAAATAAATAGAATTTGCAATAAGGAATACTGCCCTATCAATAAAATTAGCCCTTGCTGAATTAGATTTTAAGTTTAAAAACTTCTCAGTTGTATATTTATGATTTTTATTTGTTGAGTTTTTCATACCTTTATTAACAAACCAAGTTCTTATTTTCTTTATATTAGGAAAGTTTGGTTGATATGATGATTCTAAATTCTCTACATCTTCTAATGTTAACATCCTTGCATCAATATTCTGAACAGCTTCCCAATATGAAGATAATACTTTATTCATTATTTTTTTATATAATTTTTCGTTTACATCATATCTTTTAATATATGTTTTTGTATTACCATCACCAAATAACTCGTCAAAATTATCAGGATCTAATGCCTTTTTTAAACTTTCTGATTGTATAGGTGATGAGAATATCTCTCTGTATTTTTGAATTCCATCATCTTTTGTTATATGAAATTTATTCTCAATATTAGATGATGATGTGAATATATTTTTACCTCCAGAGTTTGATAGTGAAAATTCTTTCACAAAATATTTATCTGCCCATATTTTCCATACGTCCTTATACCATCTTGGTCTTTTCACCTCCATAGGAGTATTAAATTTATTATGAGTGGTTCCTGATCCTCCACCATCAGTAACATCTAACCATTTTTTTAACTGGGTTGCTTTCTTCCTCTTGTTTTTTATTCCTAGTTTGTTTGATCTATTACTTAATAACCAGTCATACATATCTATCTCAGCTTTTAATTTTAATTTTAAAAAATTATAATTCGGTTCTATTTTTGCAGATTTTTTACTTACATTATATGTTACATATGCAGGAATAAAATCTATACCTTTTTCAATTTTAAATCTTGTATGCATATCCTGATTAGCTTTCATCGCAAGTACTTTCATAAATCTTGTGTAAAGAGTTTTTTGTTTATTTGGTATAGATGTTAACTTGGAATTATCACTTAATATTATTTCTTTATACTCCATAGATTTAAATCCAGCAATAATTAATTCTTCTATAGAAGCATCTTTTAATGTTAATTTATTAAATGTTTTTTCCTTTAAATCAGATATTATATTATGACCCATTGTTATGGAATGAAGAATATTTCTCTACGATTATCAATACAGTTCTCTATATCTGCTCTCCAGTCTGATTTAGATGAATTAAAGTCTGCTCCATCTCCTCCTGTTGGCAAAATATCCATTCTAAAACTAGAGTTAAGTAAATCTATAGCTACAAGTTTAATACATGCATCTGTAATATCTAATGGAACTGTTGCATCACCATAACGATATGTTACTCTAACTCTGTGTTTTCTAATAATTGTAAATATATAACCTCTTAAAAATAATTTTCCGTAAACTGGCTCAAAGTCAAACCATTGTGAATCATTAACTATATCAGTATATGTGGAACCTGCACCTTCCCAAACTTCTATCTTATCACCTTGAGCTGAATCAATATCCCTACAATTTCTATGTTTTAAAAATAACGGTGTACCCCAACCATAAGTGTATAATAATGGTAAGTCATGTACTTCTCTACTTATTTGTTTATTACGTCCAAATGTATGACCTATTCTTCTGTCAAGTTCTTCTTCTTTTCTATTAATAATTTTAGTGACTTGAGCCTTATTTGGAGTAGTGGTAGCAGTGATAGGAACACGAAGAAAATCTGAGACATCAGCGACTGTACAATAGGTAACTGCCATGAATATATAAATGCTTGTTATTATTTAAATATTATTAAATACTCTGCATTGCCTGTAATATCGGCATAAATGCCTGCTTCAAACCTTCTATTGATATTTCCTAAGTCTTGAACTGATTCTCCATATACAGTGAATTCTACTGGTGCCCCACTAACAATTCCATTTTTAAGTTCTATTTTACTACCAGATGATCCTGATTTAATTACTTTAACTCCAACTATTACACCATGTCCTCCTTTTACTACTACGTCAGCATTAACATTAGCAACATTATGGTTAAGTTCTACCATGTTAACCATTAAGAATAGTCATATATAAACATTATTAATATTCATATGAAATAATGTGAAGAAATCCCCCCTCTGTACCAGAATGAGGGGTCTTCATATAATGGATACCATTGATATTATTAGTTCTTTTCATCTCATACCCTATAAGATTATAGATAATATGTGGATGCTTTTCAACCATTTTTTGTGAAATCTTCATATCATGGTGTGCCATAACTAATTACATATAATTGATAATATAAATGTTATTAAAAAGAAAAAAAAGGTTAAAAACCAAATACTCTAATACGTATGGTCAAGGAATTGACTGCTGTATCTGATGAATCTAGTTCTGCAAGGGCTACAACTGTTGCTGTAGCACTTGTTGGTTCCTGACCATAAGCTTTAATCTTACCTGTGGCTGCTGCCCCTGCTGCTGCTGGGACGTATTGCAAAAGTAGACCTGCGTTACTATGGAGTATTTGAGCTCCAATTACAGTTTTGATTCTACCACCCAAAGAAAGGTCGACAGTGTTTCCGTTTGTAGTATATGTGTCTGAGGCACCATAGGTGACATCTACTACACATGACTTTAATTTAGAAGTCAATTCTGCTTGGACTGACAAAGTCTTTCCTGTTAGACTCTTATGGTCTGAATTCTGTGCGATTGTGATTGCCATTACACAATAGACAAAATAATCATATATAAAGATTGAGGCGATCCTATTTTCCTTCTATATCTATTAGCTAACGTGTAAAAAGTTAATTAATTAATTAATTAATTAAACAAGTTATTTTAACATATGAGGTTAACCACAGGTTAGGAAGGGTAAAAAAATAAAAAAAGAGTGTTTTATAGGTTGACTAGAGTTTAATATCTCTAATTTTACCTTGTGATTTGAAGTGACGACAAACAGTTTCACCCATTGTTCTGTAAACTCCTTTCTCAACGAAAGCATTGTTAACGAATGGATAAGCTGGTGTTCTACGTGTTGCCTCATAGTACTCGGTTGGAATTGCGATTTGTATTCCAATTCTTGGGTAACCATAACCTTCTGCATCAGAAGTATCTAATGCAAATAATCTTCCGACTTCATTTCCACCACCAGATGGGGCATCTTTTGAAGGGATGAATGGGATACCATAGATTGAATCTACGTGAATTCCGACTCCAGTTCCTTTGAAAGTCTGAATTCCATTTACATCGACTTGTACTAATGCTTCACCATAAGGATTTGGAATCCTGACAGATGGCATGTATAAGCCTTGTATTTCGGAATAAACTTCGTGGGAACCTAGGAATACATTTGGATCTTTACCTGCTGCAATACGGATCTTTCTAAGGAAAGTTCGTAGTGTATCGTCGGTAAGAACACCGTCTGTTCCTATTGTACCTGATGCTGATTCTACAGTACAGTCAAAAGTGCCTGAACCGTCACGATCAATGGTAGCGTTTGCTGCCCAAGGATCGTACATTCCGTCATAAGTACCACCTAATGCTGTCTCTTCAGCATTGGAAGAAATAATTCTATCCAATGTTTCAAAGTTGGTAGTACCTGAGTTATTTGCACTTGCTGCTGCTGCTTCAGATTCAACATCTGCGAGTAACATTCTATTCATGAATTCTTTGTGCTGAACTGCCATATATAATCGAAGTGAACCTAGTCCACCCCAAATATCGTCTTTACTGTGAGTTGCGAGCCATTCCATGACTTCAGATGCACTGAAAGGCAACTGAGCTGTCTTTGGTCTAACGTCGATCTCTTGTAAAGTAGGCTTTACGGTTTCAGCAATATTTCCACCTTCAGCAGTACCACCTAGTGCAGTATTACCTTGGTTTGTGTTCAAAGTTGGTTTGGCAGTGATTGCCCTCCAACCAGATTTATCCCAAGGAACTTTTGGTAAGATACCAAAAGCATTTGCTTCTAAGTTAAGTTGTGCCCATGCATATGCACCAAATATAGCGTTGAAAACGCCAGATGTTGATGTAACGACTGGGGCATCAGCTTTTCTGATTAGGTTTCTATTCTGTCCATAATAGAGTGCCTCTAGTTCGTCAATAGTTCGAATTTGAACCATTTTAGAACCAACTCTCCTCTTGTGAAGGAGTGTAGTAATCACCTTTCAAAATCCTTTGTGCTACGACAGATAAACTGTCAAAACCTTGCTCTCTTGCATCTTTCAATACCATATTCAAACCATTTTGATCTGATTTGTTTATAGTTTCAACAGATGTAGTTGGTCGTGGAGTCTCAGTTGTAAAATCGAAGTTAGTTTTCTCAGATTTCTCTTGCATAACAAGTTCTTCTGGGTCATCTTCGGTTTCAGCACCATCTGCATCCAATTCTGCTTGCACAGAGTTAGATTGATAGGTATCTGGGACTTTAACTTTTTCACCGACTCCTTCATCATCTGAAGTGTTAGGGAAATCAAGTTGAGTCTTCGGTTCTTCTTCTAGGGCTTTAGTAAGCCTGTCGTCGAGTGCAGCCAATGATTCTGATTGTGCTTTTACGTGCTCTGTCAAAGTAGAAATAGTTTCAATCAAAGTTTGGTCGAAAGATTTTTTAGTATCTTCTTCCTCTTTGTCATCTTCTTCTTCTTTTTTGTCGTCGTTTTGTTTAACGATTTCTTCTAGAGCCATGTTATCATAGATTCTTGTATATAAGTGCTTATAAAGATTCTGTAAACATTTATATTACCCATGTAAATGTTCGGTACATCCACGAGCATCTCCAAGATCGTCATTAATCTTTTTTAGTTGTTCATCCATAGATTTTCTAAATTTTGCATTATGTAAAGAGCCTGTATCTAATGTTTCACTACTGTGTCTAAATTTACCACCTCTTCCAGCATGACTTACTCTTACATTTGTAGCTTGACCTTCTTTTGATTGTGCTCTAGATCCATCAGATTCTGGAAATTCTGAAATAATGTCTCCTTTTGGATATCTAGGATTTTTCATATCAGGTAATGCACCTTTAATCTTCTTTAGTTGTTGTATTTGTGCGTGTTTTACAAGTGAATTATTAATATTTCTAACCACTTTAATATTTGATATTAATTTCTCTTCATTTCTTTCAGGTTTCTTTTGAACTATATTAATATCGTTAGATTTACCACTACCTTGGACAGCAGTATCCTGTCCACCTCTTACACCACCAGTCTGGTTTACAGTTGTATCTCCTTTAAGTTTTCTACCAGATGATGCTTCTCTTCCTACGTTTTGATTATACATAGAGTGTATATCCCCACCTGCATCTGAATGATCTCTACGTTTAACTTTATCATCTTCTTTCTCCTCATCCTCTTTTTCTCGTTTTTCCTTATCATCTTCTGTTTTACCTTGTCCACCTAATTGATTATTTCCTGCTTCAGTTTGATACCCTGATTTATACATTTGGTTTTCTTCACCTCTTTTATCTCTATCAACAACATTTTTAACTTCATCAAACACTTTTTTACCACCTTCGGTTAACTCTTCTTTATGTACAAATGAACCAACTATCTTTTTTGCAGATTCTTCTGACTTACCTTCTCTGATTAATGCATCTACTTTTTGTTGGAATGTTTGTGATTCGTTAAGATCAGCTTTGTCTATATAACAACCCATATCTGTACATTGAATAACCATTTTATCATCTCTTACTGTAGATGAATAATTAGCTTTAGCGATAGGATTAAAATCAGTAATGATAGCCATTGGAACTGCTGGATCTTTACACACTGCTACTTCATAATGCTCTAATGCACCAAGTGCATATGCCATAGACCCGTCTTTCATTTTCATTGGCATACGGTTTGCTCTTGTAGCCCCACCGAATGATAAACCTCTATATTCTTTGGTTACTATCTTGTTCCAAATAACATTGTCTAATTCATAGTTTTTGTAAATCTTACCTGTAATTTTAATAGCTGGTAGATCTTCACCGTGTTCGTCTTTAACTATGGTTTTAGAATAATTAATACCTTTTCCTATAATTCTATTAGAATGTGTATCACTAATTGGTGCTCCTCTATCCATCCAAATTGGTAATACTTTGTAAAGTTCATCAACAATCGTGACTTCTCCCTGTTTATCCTTCATCTGCACAGTGAGTAATCCCTCAAAATATCTTTCATCCGAATTAATTGTCTCCATACTCTTTAATGATGTAGTGAGTTGGTTAAACTGAATTATATCCTTGGATTGAGTCTCTTCACTCATATATAAATAAACTATACAATACTAATAAAGATTATTGTAGTTAATAAAAAAGGGATAAAATACAGAATTACTCTGTAATTTTTTTTGCTTTAGATACAGCATAATCTATTGAAAATCCTGCTGTTAGACCAATTAGAATTAGTCCTAACGTGTCTACTCCACTTAAAGCGATTGTTTGTGCAATAGCTAACCCTGCAAAACCTGATACAATTACAGCACCAAGGAATTTTTTGATATCATAGGAACTATCAGAACCTAGGAATCCCCTAATGGTGTTTAATACTGCACCAGCTACAGTGGCGATTACTACTGCTAATAGAGCTTCAACCATATAAATCCCTGAAATAGACTATATTTAAACTTATTTATCAAGTAGTTCTTTGACTAGATCGTCTAGGTCTGAATTAGCCTCATTTGGATGTAGTCTGTTTGACTGTCTATCTACGGCTTTAGCTAAAATAATAAGGGTTTTTTGTAATCTTGACACAGTTTCACATAAATCTTTCTGTGTTTTATTCATTTTTCTAAAAAAAGCAACAATTCCTCCACCTGTTGCTAACATCATTGCTAATAATAATGGTTCGACGAATGAGTTGAATACCTGTTCCATGTTAAATAATATCTATTCTAATTTATAAAGATTCATGTGGGTATTAAATATTTTAGCCTGATTAATTCTGGTACAAGCTCAGGGTTTTTTACAAGAAATTTTATAAAATCGTCATCTATATAATCTGATCTACAGTCAAACTTTCCACATTTATAACATATCTCTAAAGACATTTTGAATCCTACATATTTGTATGTTTTTACACCACAATCACATATTTTTTCTTCTTCTTTATTAAAAAGACCCATACCACTTGATTTATTAACAAGTATTTGTATTTAATGGTAATGGCTTCATCTATATACATATTTGATGACATGAAAACATTTGACCATTTTTACAAAGGATATACGGAAGATAAAATGAGAAGAATAAAGATCATTGATATGTACATACAAAATAAAGAAAAACTATATGTTGTAACTAACACAAATGATCAGAAGGAGAGACCATTCCTACAAAAATCACTTGTACATTTTAGAAACGGTAAACTTGGTGAACATGAAAATGAAGGTACCGAATTAATAAAATATGAGAAAATAAAATTTAATAGAAAAAAAATGCAGTTAGAGTTTAATCCAAAGTTTCTCAGGAAACCATCATTAAAATGGAAGGTTGATAGATACCTTGATGCTGTGTATAGAAATGAAAATAAAATTATAGATTATGATCACAGGTATTATGATTTTGAGTTAGACAGGATCATATTTGTTTTAAAGAATAATTAATCATTGTCTCCAAGACTTTGTACCGTTAGACATTATCTGTTTCCAATCCTTTCCATGTTTACGTCTCATTGATTGCCAAAATGGATCTGCACCATGCATACCACCTTTTTTATTATATTCTTTCATGTGATTAGCTGTACGCCTGTGACATTTTTGACATAATCTACAGTTTATTTGTTCCATGTTAAATTTATATACACCACAAAAATGACACATCCCGTAATAAATTGGTTTGATTGATACTAATAACGGTTCTCTACCCTTTTTCCCTGCACAGTCACCACAAATATCAGCAACCAATGCACCTACAACATTAGAGCCAAAACAACCAAAACATAACCCTTCTTTATAATTATTTACATGAGTATATTCATTATCTTGATGTATTTCAACTATCTTTTTACCCATAGATGTACTACCAGCGTTCAAATCTAATTTAGTTGCCATTTTTGATTATTAATCCATTCTATTTATCTGCAAGTGTCACTTTTTTTAAAGCTTCTTGTAAAATAAGATAGACATTATTAGAAGAATAGATATCAACACATATACTTCTACTTGTTTTTTTAATATTATCTATAGTTTCATCTATTAATGAATAATCTGCATTATAGACATCTGTAATTATAGGTTTTTTGAATGATTCAGTTTTTTCAATTCTATCTAACTGCTTTTTAAATGCTGCGTTAGATGATTTTTTTGTGGATTTTACCTTAGTTCCACTAGGTAACTTTATTTTCTTTGCATCTTCTGTTGTATGAGTTCCCTTACAGGAATCATCACATCTATGAGTTTTTTTCGTCAATTTTTATCCTCCTCTTCATCTTCCCACTTTCTAACCATGTCAAACTCATTCTGTACAATATTACGTGCTTCTCTTACTGTTATTCCTGTAAACTTTCTAAGTTCATCGACTGTTTTAGTTTTCTTCCAGTTGTAATCCATTGCTGATTGTAATGTCTTTTTTACCACATCAAAGTTATCAGGTGTTATTCCAGTAGGAAAGTTCTTCTGTGAGAGAGAAGTTCCACTTCCTGAACTTGGGTGTCCTTGTGCAACACCACCAATATCAGATGGTCTGTTCTGGTTTGGTTGTCCAGCAAAGTTTTGTCTATTCTCTTCTGGTGCAGCAGTACCTCTACCTCTTCCCATTTGTAATTCATCTATAGGTTCTGGTATTTGTGATACACTATACTCACCAGTGTGAGTTCTTGTAACTTTGAATCCCATTTGTTGTAGTAAAGCCATATTCTGTATTTCTACTCCATCTCTTTGTAGTTCAGATAGTTTATCATTCTCTTCACCTGCTTCTAATCTGAGATCCCAATCATCAACACCCATTAACTCTACAAATTTCTTAAAGAATGACTTGTATAATATATCTTGTCCCCATTTAACTGCTCTATTAGTAATTGTAACTTGTAATCCTTCCTGACTCCAACCACCTACCATCTCACCATAGTACAAAGGTAACACACCATACACTGCACCAATGATTTGTCTTAACTCTTTTCTAATTTCAATGAATTGTAACTCTTGTAATGTACCAGTAAAGTCTAACCACTGTGCCATGTTTTGTCCACCCTTATCTGATTCAACCATAAGTGGATGTATCATGTATGGGTCTTCGGTGGCTTTCTGTTCTAAAGCATCCCATGACTTTCTAAAGGTTTCATAGTTACGTGAAGCAACAACAAGTAATCCTCGTGGTGGTCTCATCTTGTCAAAGTACTTTCTAATATACTCATCCATGTGAGACAAAGCCATAGCCTTACTCCACACTGCATAAATAGGACTGAACCCGTAAATCAAAGATGGTTTGTATTTTCCTGCTTTCCAAATCACTTCACCTTCAGCATAAATTACTCTTTTAGGATGTGGTACACCTATGGAATAAACAGAGTTAACTTCAAGTATAGCCTTTAATGCTTTAGCATTACATTTATCACATCTGTCATTATACAATCTCGCATCCCTGTGCTCAAATCGTGGGCAGACATAAATCTTTTGTCTCTTATCATCATATCCAATTCTACCATCAGAGTCAGCAATCATTGCTACTTGTGGTGGGTCTATTCTAAGTAACTCTTTAATCTCTGTCTTTTTATTATCTATCTCACCAGTAATATCATCAATAAAATAATTCTTTAACAAAAGTAAATATGCATTATCTGCAATCTCTAGATCTCTTTCTAACTGTCTTGCAACGTCTTCTAGATTTTGGGCGTTCCCATTAACAGGTCTATTAATTAAATTTTCAATAATCTTTCTGTGTTCAGGTACAGGTGTTCTTAATTCATAACTCTGACAGGAGTCACATTGTACCTTTTGTAGTTTCTTTGGTTCCTCACCTTCAACTGCTACGTTAGGAGCATACTGAAATTCTTTTGAACAGTTATTACATTTATACTTGAACCGTTCAGTTATCTGCCAACCATTCTTAAACATCTCTCTATTTAGAGTCTCAATAGGAATTCGAAGTGCATCAATATTATCAGCCAACTCATAAATCATTATAAGTGGGAATGGAAAAATTGGTAGTTTGGCACCTGTGTCAGTTGCCATGTATGGCTGGGCGACAGATGGTCTAGAAGTTGACTCTGTATACCCTTTGTTAACATTGCTAAGAGATTTAGTTATACTACTTATCCTAGCACGTAATCCCATAGTATAATGAATATATAATAGTTTATAAACTTATTGTAAAATTAACGTATTTTGACGACTATGTGTCAGATTTTGTCAGGGTCGCCATGATCACGGCATCTAATATCTCTTCCTATATCTTGGTTACAAGAGCAAGATTTGACTATTTCCTTTTTAACTACAGTGGGGGTTTCCCGTATAGTCTCAGTCTTGTCCTTGGTCATATCATATATCAAAACTAAATTTAATATAAAGATTTCTATTTTAAGCAAGTATTTAAAGGATGTAATATTTAAAGCAATATGGTAGACTTTGAGTTAAACGATTATAAAACAGTCATACGCTGGTTTGAACTATGTTTTGGTAAAAACCCAGAGGCGTTGGGGATGGATGATAAGAAGACGTTCTGGAAACTTTCATTTTTATGTGAGGACAAAATTAAAGAGATAAGGGAAGGTCATCCTCCTGAATCTGACGAGTAAGTTTTGCGAAGCAAAACGGAGGTTTAATTGAGAGATATATATGGTCAATTTTAGTACATAGGTAAGTTTATATAAGGTATTATATAAAGTATTATAGGTGTCAGGGATTACCCTCATACGGTAGCCCTCTTAACCTATTAATTTAGGTTGATACCTGTAGGGAGAAAAAGTGTAGAGACATTATCTCCCTAACACTTATATTATGTTTTAACATAGTTGTATTGTGTCGAAGATCCTATTGTTCTTTTTTTCTTTGTTCTGTTTCGGTACAATCGTCTTAGCTCCACTTGGGATAATAGGTCTTTGGTACTTTTGTAAATCAGATAAAGAAGAATCTAACATAGTTCAGATAGATCAATATTCACCTTTTACATTAGAAAGTTTAAGGTAAAGACTTATATAATCCTATATATGATATTATATATGAAGGGGTGTAAAGGTATTTGTGATAGATTGGGGAGTAATAGACCGTTCGGTGACACTTATGCAAAACACTCTTTCTGTACTAGATGTGATGCGTGGATTTCATTAACACTTTTATTGAATAGAAGGTGTCCTTGTTGTAATTTTGCACCAAGGTTTATAGGAAAGAAGAAAAGGATGATTGCTGCATATGCATCACTGTAATTTACAGAATACATTTATATAAGGCTTGTTATATACTAATATAATGGTAGTAGGGAGTAAACAGATTAAGAAGATGATATGTCTTGCATGTAAAGATATAATAGGGGATCATTCTTTTAACAAACTAGGTAAATGCTTAGTAAGAGTACAATCAGAGTTACTATTAAAAACAGATGGATATTCAAAATTTAATAAAAATAGGAATGATGAAGGTACTACCGTAGGTGAAATTGAGACTACGGATAAGGAGAACAGTGTTCCAAATAGTAATCTAAATGAAGATATATTAGGTCAAAAAATAGTACCTAATACATCAGATGGTGATCTAGGCTTTAACAAAATAGGCGAAATTAATGCTTTTGATAAATGACAAATAAACACGATCACAACAAATGTATAAATAATAACGAGAGTTATTGCTGGTGCCTTATATCAAGCATGCCAAAAAACATCAATTACAAAGATTTATATATGGAAGAATTCGAGGATTAACATGTACCCAGATGACAAACAAAAGAAAGAGCATTTAGTAGACTTTAACAATGTACTTGCTAATATTGAAAACGAGACAAAAAGTGCAGAGAGAGACTATCGTATAAATGTATTAAAGGAATGTATAAGTAGATGTTCGGAATAAAGTCTTTATTGAATCTAATTAAAGGTAATAAAGAAAAATATTTCGGGTTATGTCATGCATGTTTTAAGAGTAATGTTGAACTATCTGAATCACATGAGATTATATGTGTAGATTGTTTCCCTAGAACAGGGTGAAATAATTGGAGTGTAAATAATTGGACTGGGACGATAGAGAAGATGAGTTAGACGAGATATCTAATACTAACAAGATAAGACACTCTATGGAATGTCCTAACTGTAGAAGTAACACTTGGTCATTCTGTTGTTTTATCCCCGACTTTAAGAAGGGTAAAATAACAGAAGGATGTAATGAATGTAATAAGAGGGTAAAGAAAATTTGGGATAGAGAGAATATAAAGATAAGTACTGCTGTCACTGTTATAGTATTAGGTGTCATTGGGTTGATTGGATTCGCTATAGGATACCTAATATAAGTGTTTGTTTTAAACCGTAATAATGGATAGATATATATAAGGTATTGGATAGAATATATTAATGAAGATAAACACTATTAGTTTAGACACTATTTTAAACAATGTTCGTGTTAATGGTATTTGTTTAGAGTATACTGGTATGAAACATAGTGGAGGATACGGATCAGTAAAATTTAACAAAGGTAGGTTTTACGCACACAGATTTTTTTACATGGTATATAAAGGAGAAATACCAAAAGGTTATGACATAGATCATTTATGTAGGAATAGACTATGTGTAGACCTTGATCATTTAGAAATAGTTACACGTAAAGAAAACCTTAGGCGTGGAAGAGGAATAGGAGGTAAATTACATATACCCCCCACAACTTGTAAGGATGGTCATACTTTAGTTATTGTGGATAAAAAGAACGGTAAAAGAGGTTGTCCTGTTTGTATAAAAATAGGTTTAATTAGGAGAAATAATGGTATACTAATTTTAGATATACAGTGTAGAAATGGTCATAAGCGTACCCTCCAAAATACAGGGTATAGTAAAAATTCCATGACTGGTAATATGACTAGATATTGTAGAGACTGTGTTAAGATACGACTTAGAAATAACTACCCTCAGTTTGCAGGTGGTCGACCAAAGGGTATTTCGAATAAGATTAGGAATAAAGCCTAGCCCCGTAACTCTATTATATATGTATCGTAGTTGTATTAATATTTTTTTCCTGTCTGTAACCTCTTATTTCCCAAAAACTGTTTTTTTTACATGTGTACTGGGTCTCGCTAACTCGTTCCTGATACACTGTGGATTTGTGCCTAGAAGATATATACATTAGTAGTGCACAGTAACCTTGTAAGCGAGGCAATACACCCTCGTGGTCTTGCATTGGGCTTCATTTCCGACATGATTAGGCTTTGACGAGCGTGTTATAGTGTGAACGCTTTGAGCCGAAAAGTTTAGGAAATATGAATCACCACTTTGGATTATCTCTTATAGAGTTTCGAGTGGTTACAAAAGTATTCAAGAGGGTATAAAATGGTGTTATTCCAATCCAGATTCCCTTATGTCAAAATATCTGAGCCCAGCTAGTTAGTCCTTGCCTTTTCGGTGTCTAGTTTAAAGGACTAGAGTAAACTTGGTCATTAGGGTAAAACCGAAGGTCAAGGGTTAAAGATTGCTACCTAATGGTAGCACGAGTGTGAGCGTACTACTTACACACTTTTTTACTAAACAGTACGTACTGACAGTCATAAACTCTTATTGAGAATGACTTCAGGCGTACTAGATTGTAATTACTAAAACTATATAGTTCGTACTACGTACGTACGTATGGTTTTTTGGTAAATATCAACGGTTTAACCGTGCCTAACATCAATCAAAGTTGTTTCATATACAACAATACTTCTAAGGGATTAGACTATACTGTTGTGTTTGGTTGTGTGTTAGGTGTTTACAAGTTTATAGTTATGGAACATGACGAAGAACTCTATGCTCAGTACTTTATACAAGGATTGAGCAATATTAAATGTCCTAGACACATACTTGATGTTGATACTGATAGTTGTGCTAAATGTGGACAACATTTGGGTTAAAACCCACCTTTTTACTCATGAAGTTAACGAATCTTCAAAACGAACTTATAGCATGGTCTAAATGGCATAGTAGAGCTATTAATCCAAGTGCTATGAAATTACAGGGTTAAAACCCCACTTTTTACTTGACAAAGTTAAACATGACTGAAATCAACCACCCAAGTACTGAAAATGTGATAGATATTATCATGAATACAGTAGCTAGGGGAGATATTGAATCCCGTCAAGCTGTTAGTGCTGTAAAGCATATAATGGGTTTGGGTTCAAAGCCTGAGAATTTAATTGGCAAATCAGCCGAAAACCCAATCATGCAAGAGTTTCTTAATGCTGGCAATACATTTGCTAGTGATAACGATTGTGTGATGGAAGAATTACGAGGTTTTGTGATTAAAACCAAAGATGGTAGTATTCCCTCAAGGAATATTATTAATGGTTTAGCACAAATATATCGTGGACTTCCCGAGAAGATGAGGTTTGGAGCATTTAGTAGAGCAGGAAGTGCTTTGCTAGTACTAAAGGAGAAATCTAATGGAGATTGAACTTGAAGTACTACTCGTGCCTATTGACGAAGGCATTGAGTTATTAGCAACATGTAATAATGGATTTAGTAGACTAGTCAAAACCATACATAACTATGAAGATGATGAAGGAGATTTTCCATACAGATACATGTTACAAGAAGACCCACGTGATTATTTATTGCGTTTAGATGACAAAGCAGATTTGTTTTTTATGAGTACATTACAAGTTCAAACTGCGTATAAAAATAGATATACTCAACCATACTCGAATCAAGAGTTACAAAGTTGGACTAAACAATGTGATTTGAAATACAACTCATTGAAACGTAGTTATCTTGAAATAATGGAGATAAATAATGACGAGTGACTTTACAGTAGGTCATGAAGTCGAAGGTAATATAAGTAAATCTGATATTATTAGAGGAGACTTTCATCATGACGGTTCAGTAGATGTAGACGGTAATAGTAGTGAATGTAACGGTAGTTGTAGAGACGACTGTGAATGTCGTGACTACTGTGAATGTGAAAGTTGTAATATATGTGATATATGTCATGATACATGCGATGCCTGTTCATGTGAAGAATGTCGTACATGTTCTAGATGTGATGAGAATATAGATTCATGTGAATGTGACATGAGAAACCATTCTAATAATGATTGTGAGTCATGTAAAGTAATACAACTTAAGAATCATGATGAATATCTAGCGTGTGATAAATGTAGAACACACTTTATAGACAATGAACATGTATACAACTGTGTAACCAACGATAATATGTCACATGAATGTGACTTTGAATGTGGTTGTGAATGTAATTGTGAATGTGATTGCTCCAACGGAGAAGGAGATGATGGAGAGGTAGTTAGTAGAATATTACCTGAAGATGAATCAACTAGTTGGCTTGGTGCTAACGAAGATTCAATACTACGTACTAATAATACATGTGGTCATCACATACATGTAGGTGGAATAACAAACCGTGAGTATGCAGTACTAATGGATGTAGACTTTCACAATACACTCAAAGAAAAACTGTTAAAGTGGGGACATGAGCATAAACTTAAAGTTGACTCATCATTCTTTAGGAGATTAGAAGGTCATAATAGTTTCTGTAAAGATGACTTTAGACCACTTGAACAAAAGTATGACACAACAAAGTCAAGCCAAAGATATTGCTTTATCAATTATTGCTGGGCATTACATAGAACAGTAGAGATAAGAGTGCTCCCAGCATTTCAGAAACCAGAGTTAAGAATCAAAGCAAGTAATAAAGTATTAGAAATAATACATACATACTTGGATGAACACAAACCAAAGATACATAGTTTAGAAATCAAGGAGGTGATCTAGAAAATGTGTGTAATAATGTGTATAGATGATGGTAACTATCCATCAAAGAATGACCTCAAAGATGCAGAGGATATGAATAGTCATGGTGGCTCAATCGCATGGTTGAATCATGATAAGACTGTATCATATAAGAAAGGCATCAAAGCAAAACAAATCAATAGAATCATCAACAAACAGTTGAAGCCTAAAGGAATTAGCACAGCTATCATTCACTTTAGAATAGCTAGTGTTGGTGGTGTTAAAAAGAATCTCAACCACCCGTTTGAGATTAGTAGTAAGGTAGAGTTAAACATGGAAGCAAGTCACATAACTAAAGATGTGTTGTTTCATAACGGCACGTGGAGTGAGTACGCTGAAGTGTTAGTGAACTACTTAAAAGGCTGTAAGAAACCACAAACAATACCAAGAGGTAATTATAGTGACAGTAGAATTATGGCTTACCTTGCACATAAGTTAGGAAGAAATGGTATGAACAAACTAGTAACAGGTTGGAATAAGATAGCGATACTATCAAGTAAAGGTATAACAAAGTTTGGTGATGGTTGGTGTAAAGTTAATGGTGTGAAGTGTAGTAATGATTACTTTACAGGCACAGGCTTCCAATCTTTTGGAACTAAGACAACGTTTAATAAACCATTCAATTACATGACTGAACAAATAACTTATCTTAATGAAGATGAGAAGTTAGAGATGGTTAACCTCATTGATATATATGGAGTGAGTGAGGAAGAAATATCTGATATGTTATCAGATGGGACAAGTATATATGACATAGGTAACAGATTAGATTTGGAAGAAGAATTAATGTTACAGAAACATAGTATAGAAGACGAGGTAATGTATTATAATAAGGGGGAATATAAATGACATATAAATGTAACTTATGTCCCCAAGAGTTTGATGAATCATCAATGGTTAAACAACAATTAACTAGACATGCTTCATGGCATCTACATTGTAAGAGAGATAAAAGAAATACTGTTGAAGGTAAGGTTGAATGGTCATGAGTAAAGAGAGAGCTGAGTGGGCTTGGCTTATGAAAGATGATGATGATTATGATGAGTAAAATGATGTGTGTAATATGTAGAGAGGTAGAGATATCACATCAAGAATGTGATTGGTGTAGTGAGTGTAATACAATCAGGCACGCAGAGATAAATGATTGGTTAACACATGACTACCCAGAGATAGTCAAAGAATATAATAGTAAGCACATATAATATAGTTGCTACCTATGTTCAATCGCATAGACACCTATATTATATCATGACTTCAATAGGGTGTGAGTTTATCTTTGGGCTCACTCCCCTTATACTTACCCATTAAAGTTGTA